CACGACACGATACCCTACGCGACGTCACATCATCGCACCACATGTCACGTCACGCCACGGCATAGCACTGCACGTCATTTCACATCACGGCACACCACACCACAACACAGGACATCAGCCAATGGCACTGATTTTCGAACGCTCCCCAGACACCGATGCAGTCATCAATGTCCTTCGGGGTGTAAACTCCGAAATATCCTACGCTGAGGCGGCGAAACGGGCCGCCCTGGTATTCCGCGGCTCAAATCCGTATTGCGCTCGGCGCGCCACGCGCTGCGTTCTGAAGGCATCCTGTTTGGCACCATCATTGGGGAAGGGCTGCGGCGGCTCACCGATCAGGACAAAGTTAAAAAGCCAGAGGCATTCAAAAAGCGTGTGATGCGGGGAGCGGGTCGGGAACTCAAGGATTTGACCACTATCGCCAACTTTGGCGCGCTCGGAAAGGCTGATCAGCACAGCGTCACGCTCAACCGCACGATTCTAGGCGCGATACGCCAGAGTGCATCGGTGAAACCCGACAAAATAGCACCAGCCGCATCGGATAAGCCCATGGCGAACGTGGCTCGTTTGGTAGAGATGAAAAATCCTAAATAGCGGTGCGTTGCTTAGCCAATGCGGATTAGCACCATGCGGGATGATCTTCCGCATGCAAACGCCGCAGCAACAGCGCGCTCGACACATCGAGATCAAGCGCCGCTACGAGCACCACACCAAGGTCGGTAAACGCACACGATCGATGGCGGCCATACGCATCGCCGAGCTCACGCGATGGCTGGATGACACCTATGGCGCCGGGGCGGAACTCGATCCCTCCGACGAATCCGCCCGGACCGCCCGCATCTTCATTCACCATTTCGTCGTGCTCGCTGACGGCAACCGCCGAGCCTCGGAGTGGCTGTCCACTTATTGCCCGTGGATCGAGCGCCGCGACCGCGAGGCCATGATCACCGAGGCCAACCATTGCCCGATCAAGTGGTCCGCGGACAAGCTCGCCTGGAAGATCGGCCTGACCGACGCCAAACGCTCCGAACTCAAGATCACCACGATCGGTGCCGTCGACTGCAACCAGCAACAGCGAGCAGAACGCCGCAGGCAGGCCAAGGCCGAACGTGAAAGACGCCGCCGCGCAACTCAACGCTCCGGCACCGTGTCCACCATATAGGTCTATCTATATGCTGGGCACGCTCGGCAGGCCTCACGCCCAAGCCAACCACAACCAACCATCATGCAAGCCAGCCTTATGGCGGAATGACAGGGAAGCGATAAGCAGGGGATTGACCTCGTTCTGCCATCGATCGCGGTAACCCAAAATGTTCCATAATCTGGCGTGGTGCACACGGCGTTCATAGGCCATGAGCGCTGTTTATAGACTAAGCTATTGATATTGCTACATATCGTTCAATATGTCAGTCACCCAGGCAGCGGCGAAACGTCTGAAAGGCGCGATATCTGTGGGGTTGAGCCTTGAAAGACCGGGGTAGGGGTGGGGTGGGGGCAAGTCCGCGCGCCGCCCTATAAATCGACCTATCCCCTTATTTTCGCGGCCCTTTTTGAAAAACCTGTTGCATATCGGTCACGGCTGATTTTGGGGCGGTTTTGCGGTGCGTTGTAGCGAGTAACGGTTACAGCCATTTCTCGGCCCATGGATTTTGCTGAAATCGAACTCGGACCGCGGATGCAAGCGCTGCCGGAGCGCGAGCGGAAATTCGTATGGTTCTACCTAACGAATGAGGGCCCGCCGAACGGGGCGCAGGCTGCGCGGGATGCTGGATATTCGGACGCGGCTGAGGGTGCGAAGGTGCGGGCGCATACCTTGCTGCACCGAGAGCGCGTGATCCTGGCGCTGGAAGAGGTGGGGAAAAAGGCGTTCCGGGGATTGCTGGGTCCGGCGATCAAGGCGACAGCGGCGATGATTGCGGACCCGAAGCATGCCGACCACGCGAAGACGGTATCGGCGACGCTGTCGCGGTTGGGGCTTGTGGAGAAGTCCGGCGTCGAAGTCAGTGTGAGCGGTGATCTGACCGTGAACCACACGGATGCGGCGCTGAATGATTTGCGGACGCTGATTGGACTTGGGGTGGCCGAGGAGAAGCTGATTGAGATATTCGGTTTCTCAGGCCTGTCGCGCTACCGGAAGATGCTGGCCAAGGTCGACGCGAAGGCGCCGAAGGTGATCGAGCACCGCGCCGACGAGGTTTCTGGTGGCTGACCGCGAGGAGGGCCCGGACCCGAACGATATCCGCCGGCACGCCAAGAAGATGCTGACCGAAGCCCAATACCGGCAGAAATATCGGCGCATCGATTTTTACCGGCCGAACCCAAAGCAGATGGAATGGCACAATCTGCGGCGCAACGAGAAGATGCTGCGCGCGGGAAACCAGCAGGGGAAGACGCAGGCCGCCGCCGCACAGATGACGATGGACGCCCTGCGCATGTATCCAGCCTGGTACAAGGGGCGAGAGTTCATGGTGCCCCCAAAAATCGAGCGGCCCTACGATTTTATAGGTTGGTACGGCTGCACGACGTCGGACAAGACCAGAGACGGCGCGCAAGTCAAATTGCTGGGCGATATTCGCCAGCAGGGAGGCCTCGGGACCGGGCTGCTGCCGCTGGACAACATCGTTGGCCGTCCGACCATGGCACGGGGCATCTCGGATTTCGTCGACACGATTTCGCTGCTTAGAGACGGCGGTGGAACGGCTATTCTCCGCGGCAAGACTTACGCCATGGGACGCGAGGCATGGCAGGGAGAGCCGGTCGATGTGGTCTGGGGCGATGAAGACCCGGGCGACATGGAAATCTACGAAGAATGCCAGGCGCGTCTGACGACTACCGACGGAATTATCATCTGGTCGATGTCGCCGATGCTCGGGCTCTCCCCGGTACGCAAGCATTTCAAGAACAAGACCGAAGGCACCGGCGAAATCCTGATGACTATCTGGGACGCCGCAGTTTCGAACGGCGGGCATATTCCTGACGAGCGAATACCCGGCATCATCGCCCGTTACGGCAAGAAGGCCGCAACCCGCGCGTTCGGTGGCGATGCACAGGGGCAGGGCGCCGTCTTCGAGACGGATCCGGAGGCCATCAAGCACCGCCTCGACCCGCGCGATGTCCCACCCTATTGGCCCTGGCTGTGGGCGCTCGACTTCCGCCATTCTGGTCAGGAAGGCTCGGGCCATCCTTTCGCGGCAGTCCTGTTGGTATGGGATCGCGACAACGACGTGGTTTACGTGATGGATGCGATTCGGATGTTCGGCATGGCCGCCAACCACGTGGCCCGGTTGAGGGAAAGCCCGATGCGGGACGCGCCGGTTGCATGGCCGCATGACGGCGGGACCGGCGCCGGGGTCCAGACCAACGAAACGATCGCCGCAGTTTACAAGAAGATCGGCCTGTCCTCGATGCGTCCGACCCATGCCACGTTCCCGGACGGCGGCTACAATTTCGAGGCCGGCATTCAAGTCATGGAAGAACGGCTTGAGGGCAAAAAACTGCTGGTGGCGGCGCATTTGTCCGAGTGGTTTGACGAATACGGTGGCTATCACCGGGAAAACGGCAAGGTGGTCAAGGTCGACGACGACCTCATGAGCGCTACCCGTGTCGGCCTGATGGACCTGCGCTACGCCAGGACTTTTGAGAATTTTCCCGCCATGGCGCGCCGGGGCGCAGTATCCCCGATCGCCGCCGGGACCGACTTCGACGTGTTCACCGGCGCTTGACGGTGCGTTGCTGGGTATCGCAGCCCCGCTCAGGGTCCACGCTGCCGAGGTCTTAGCCACGGCGTTTCCTCCCTGACTGCGGCGGGAGGCGATCCAGCATCACTTTCCGCCGCGTTTTCTGGAGCATCCCGATGTCAGATTCCGAAACCGAAACCAAGCCGCTGGACCATCTCGCCGCTGCCGAAGATCGCATTGATCCGGCGCCAGCAGATCCGACGCCGGCACAGGAGCCGGCCCCCGCCGTTGAAGCCAAACCCAGCGAGCCACTGCCCGCCGCCGACCGCCTTCGTGCGTTCGAGGACGAATACCTTGGCAAGGATTGCGTGCGCATCAGCGGTCGGGTCGAGCGGGGCTCCGGCTCGCCGTACCAGCGATTGAGCCACGAACTACGCCGGCAGCACGCCGCCCTCGAGCACCTGATCGAATCCGAGCAACGCCTTGCCGATGCGCATTCCGCGCTGCTGCAAGCCGAAGCCGATCATGAAGCGGCGCTCGCCGCCGCGGAGCCGAAACCCGATGCCACAGAATAGCGCAGGTCTGTCACCTGCAAGCTCCGATCTCGGTCTCGGCGGCCAGCTCTCGCAGCAGGTCGCCGGCGAGACGGAGGAGCAGCGCAAGAAGCGGATGGCCCAGGCACAACAACTGCAGCAGATCGGCCCGGCCGGTTCGCTGGCTGTGACGTCGCTGTTTGGACCGGGGATGGTGCCAAAATGAAATACC